ATTTTCTACATGCTTTATATGCACGCAAATTGGCTCCAGAAGCAATTATTAGTTTTTCTCAATCTAAATTTGAAGACATTATTCAGATCCCTTTGTCTCATTTGATGACAGTTGGAGTTGATAATTTTGAGTTGACTAAAAATTGTGAACGTGTTTCATTCAAAGATGGTTCTTATCGCGATTGTGTGATAGTGAATTTACATCGTCGAATGTGTCACCCTCATCGTGATTTGGTTAAACATTTTGTCAAGACAAGCGATCAAGGCAGTTTGCAGGGTAGCTTTAATGGCACACTTGCAACATTTCACGAAAATGGTAAGGATTTGCATCGTACATATCAATGGTTACAGAAAATTCGACCCTTGGATAAACAAATAACTATTTATTATCCAGAGGACGGTTTTGATTATGGTTCTGACAGTTACACCCAGCGAGATTGTTATGAATATAATGCACCAACACAAGTTGGTGATTGTGGTTCGATAATTGGATTGTATAACAATCGCATGGAACGTAAACTTATTGGTATGCACATTGCTGGAACTAATCAGGAATATGGTTATGCTTGTCCTTTGACTCAAGAGTTGATAGATGATGCGTGTGAGAAATTAATTGGAAAAGATTTTCGAAATATTAGCGCACAATTCTATTATGAGATGCCTAAAAATGTTGATCCAACTGTTGAGCCAATTTTGCCTGATGGTTTGTTTTGTCCTCTTGGTAAAGCAGACAAGAAAGTTGGCCAAGCTACCAAAACTGCTATAATTCCATCATGTATTCAAGGTGAATTGTCTGAACCCTTTATGAAACCAGCTCTGTTGAAACCTACCATGATAAATGGTGTGTTGCATGACCCATTGTTGAAGGGTTTAAAGAAATGTGGTGTTGATACAGCAGTTTTGTCAGATGATGAAGTTAAATCGGCTGCAATGGATGTTGCCCAACTGGTCTTGACCCAAACAAACAGTATGATTGATCGCACAAAGTACCAACGAATTCTTACTTATGAAGAAGCTGTTAGAGGTACAATGGATGACGATTTTATGAAAGCTGTTAATCGCACTACATCTCCTGGTTACCCATATTCTTTACAGAATAAGGGCAAACCAGGTAAAACACGATGGATGGGAAAAGACGAAAAATTTGACTTTGAAAGTATGGAAGCACAACAATTGCGTGCAGATGTAGATGAGTTGATCGAAGATTGTCGAATTGGAAAAATTTCAAACGTCTTTTTTGTTGATACTTTGAAAGATGAACGACGTGAAAAAGCAAAAGTGGACGTTGGTAAAACTCGTGTCTTCTCTGCTGGCCCTCAACACTTTGTTGTGGCATTCCGTAAATACTTTCTTCCATTTGCTGCTTGGTTGATGCATAACCGTATTGATAATGAAGTTGCTGTTGGTTCCAACCCTTATTCTTTGGATTGGGAACGTATTGCAAAACGTTTGAAATCAAAAGGCAAACATGTTATTGCTGGCGATTTTGGAAATTTTGACGGTTCGCTTGTTGCTCAAATATTGTGGGCAATATTTTGGGAAATATTTGTCCCTTGGTTGGAAATGTTTAATGACCTTAATAGTGAAGAAGGACGAAATATTCTCAAAATTTGTCTTGGTCTTTGGACTCATCTTGTACATTCAGTTCATATTTTTGGTGATAATGTTTATATGTGGACTCATTCTCAACCCTCTGGAAATCCTTTTACTGTTATCATTAATTGCTTGTATAATTCAATTATTATGCGTGTTTCCTGGATTCGTATTATGCGTCGAGATTGTCCTAATTATGTTTCCATGAAATTTTTCCGTCTGTTTGTTGCACTAATCACTTATGGTGATGACAATGCTGCAAATATTGCGGATAAAGTTATTCACCTATATAATCAAGAAACTATTAGTGCTATTATGGCAGAAATGAAACATGAGTATACTGATGAGGGTAAATCGGGTACGATAATAAAATCGCGTCAATTGGAAGATATTTTCTTTTTGAAACGTGGTTTTAGATTTTGTCCCGAGTTACAACGTACAGTTGCTCCTCTCAAAATTGAAGTCATTTATGAAATGTTGAATTGGACACGTAACACGATTGATCCAAATGTTATTCTTATGTCTAATATTAATACAGCTTTCCGTGAGGTAGTTAATCATGGCAGAGATGCTTATGATGAACTATATCGTGGAATTATGCGGATTGCTGTTAAACTTCCTTCAATTCCACAAATTTCTACTTATGAACAATATTTGCATGATCTTACATATCTTGCGGATGAAGTTTATGAGTTTTGAGGTCAAGATGTGATCTTGCTTTTCTATACAAATTTTAGAGGTTAATTAAAAGAAAAGTAGTGCTATTTTGATAACTAGGTTAACTATTTAGTTTTACGGCCCAGGATGCCTAGTGGCAGCCCCACAATATCCAGGGTACCCT